CAGCAATTCCAGCAAAGGAGCTTCCACAAGATAAAAGCAGAAGGCAGAGCATTATCAATACAACAAGGTTATATTTTCTCATCCTTTGCCCTCCTGTTTATCCTCGCCCATGACCGGAGGCCATTCTTATATGACCCCCGGTAGGCATAGGCTTATTCCGCAACGTAAAGTATTGCGGCTTTAAGTGTTCCCGTAATCGCAGCGGTGTTGATTGTGATAAGTATTTTTGTGTCATCTCCGCCAGCTGTTAAACCAGTTCCTAATACTTTGTAACAGAACCCGTCCACAAGGGTGCCAACAGAATAACTGGCCGCTGTCGCAACATCTATCGCGGAAGCGTATCTGTCATCATTATCAGCGTCGCCTATATCTATTGTTGCACCTGCACCGGATAGGTCGTCAAAAGCTACTAATACAGCTATGACCCTTGATCCAATAGGCAAAGCCTGACCTACTTGTATCGTTTTTGTTGCCACCTCGCCCGCAGCTTCAAAGCTGTCAAGCATACATCTAACCTTACCGCCAAAAACCCCAGGATCGAGTCTATTATCCATTATGGGTGTTATGGCTTTTGTCGCACTAACTCCATAATAATCTGCCATATTAAATCCCTCCTATTTTAGTTACACTTATTCAGCGCAAAGTATCCTTACAACCCGATCTTCGTCCATTCTTGTCGCTCCGATTGACATAGAAGCGTAAACCTGGCTTGAATAATGCTTCACCGGAAGCCTGTCAATATTGGTTGAAATATCAGCACCGATAGCAAGTCCAAGACCTGACTGCGCCCACGCTATGACATACCTGTCGGAAGCAACTTTATCCAACAGACCTGTTGAGATTATAATAAACTTGAAACCGCAGAAAGTGTCAACCTTGCCCTGAACAAGAGCTTGAACCGTATTGTAATCGGCCGATTTTACTTCTGTGGTATTCAATAGGTCGTGTAACTGTGTGCCGGTTATTGCAATATAACGAGGTTCGTCCTCGTCCACATCGTTATTGTCCAGGAGCTTTTTTGCATCAAGAAGTTTTGCTAATGTCAATCCTGCTGCGCCTGCGGCAATACCCATATCTGTTGATCCGTCCCTTGCGTGTTCAAAGGTAACGGTTGAGGTTCCTGTCTTACCGTAATATGCTGTTGCAAACGCGGCCGTGATAATGGCGTCATCTATTGCCCTGCCAAGAGCATAAACGGCGTTCTGGACATACTCGGAAGTCGGATCCGCAAGCATTTTAAGTTTGTCCTCTTTATCAATCAGGTCGGCCCAATATTTATCAACCAGGGATATTTTCCTGCGGTCAAAATCCGAATTGACATATTCCACATCGGCGTTGCGAGTGGTTTTTGTTTTTGCCTCAGACTTTTTTAATTGGTCGAGGTATGTATCCTCTCCTACAACCCCTGTCTTTGAATAGACGGCATTGCGGAGCTTTGAACCCTTCTGTTGTGAAAGCAGAGCGATGTTCGCATTAAACTGTTTCACAAGGACAGTATCTATACTCATTGTTAGCCCTCCTTTTAATTTAAGTTGTCAACTTTTAGCGTGTCCGTCATCGCGGGGCTAACACTACTTTTTTTGGGGTCTGCGTTAGCAGAGTGTCCATTTACTTCGTGCGACTTTTAAGGGTTCTTTCGAGGTGTCCTTTAAATCGCTTAAAAACTATTCAGCAGGGTGCGCCTGTTCATAAAGAGCTTCTCTTTTTGCCATGACTGCCGCATGTTCTGGGTGGTTCTTGTCATAAAGAGGCCCTTTCATATCCGCTTCTAATTTCCTTAATTCAACTAAAGCCTCATCGGGTTGCAAAGTTAAGCCTTTCGGTTTTCCGGCAAGTTGATCTTCGCCCATAATCTTACCGATATTGACAAACATTTTAATCAAAGCAGGGTCATTACCCTTGCCATTGATAAGACTTTCTATAACCCCTGCATCTGCAAACCTACCGACTACTTTTTGTGCTAAAGCCATATTCTGGTCATAAGCCGCGCCGTATTCTGTTCTCATAGCGGTTTCGGCTTCCTGTTTCTTAACTATCTGCGCCTTGCCCATATTTTCATAACCGATAATCTGTTCACCTATGAACCATTTATAAAGTTCCGATACTTGGTTAGGCAACAGGCCTGTCTTGTGGGCTATCGCTTTGTAATTCTTGGTCAAGTTCTCATCAATGGGCAGTTCTTTGGGTATGTTCAAATCCGTAGGCAAGACATATTTATCCGGGCTTGCCGGCCTGCCTAATCTATTAAAAACCCTCTCATTCCATTCGTCAGAGGTTGCGTCCTTTGAGGGCATTATTATCTTTTCTGCTCCGATTAAACTTTGAGCCTCTACTAAAGCTTTTACGGCATCATTCGAGGTCTTATATTTCTGCAATACCGGGTGAGCCTTGATTTCAGGTGCTAAGGTTTCGCGCCAGTCTGCGCCTGCTGTGCCTGTATCGCCACCTGCTCCGGCATCTCCCGCGCCTGCATCGCCGCTTCCGCCACCTTCTTCTGCAAAGCTAAAACCAATAGCTTTTGGGCTAAGGTATCCTAATGGGCTTAGGTGTCCAAAATTAAACATTTGTATCCTCCTTTTTCGGTTGCGCTAATCTTTCCAAATCCAAATTCATTGTGCCGACAATATGAATATATATTGAACGGCGGCCTTCGTTAAAAACTGTCTGGTAGGCATCGCCATTAAACGATGTCCTGCCAGCAAAACATCTATTCGCTAAATCCGTTAAAACTCTTTTCCCTGCGTCCGTGCTAAAGGTCGCAAGGTAATCTTCTTTCAACTGTTTTCTTGCCGCGAGAACTTTCGCCTCATTTTCTTGCGTCGGTTCCATTATTTGCCCTCCTTTCTCATGTTTTTATCAGCCTGGGTTATATCCTTTGCGGCCCCGGCTCCGGCTTGCGCCATTTCTAACTGTTGCTGTTGCGCTAAAACCTCGTTCCTACTCTGTCTTAATTTCTGGACTTCATCATCGCTTCTTAGGATATTGACAGGGATATTCTTAATAGTGGCGAGCTCCTGGACGGCCTTGTCAAAGTCAACATTATCTAAAGTTTCCGCATTGACCTTTGCCAACTCAGCCACAAAGCCCAAGAACTCATTGATGCTTTGAGATTCTGCGGCCTTCTGCGCCTTTGCTAAGGGTGATATATACTCGACTTTGTAATTCCTGCCCTGTAATATCTTCGGGACAGGCGGCAATATACCAAGTCTTGAAAGTATGCTGAAAGTTCTGTGTATGATCGGGTCTAAGAGTTCATTCATAAGCCTGCCAAGTGTAGGGCCTAAGATGAGCATTTTCTCGAAAACCCTTTCTCTAACCTCTGTCGCTGTCATATCGGGGTGCTGGGCTAAGAGTAAGAATAGGTCAACGAATAAGGCACTCTTTATCGCACTCCTACGTTGATTTTCCATTTCAAGACCGATGTCTAATCTTCCTCTTTGTTCGATAACTTCAACTTTATCATTAGTTCCGGCGGTCTTAATGTTAACGGCTCCGGCAGTTTGGTTGAAGGGTAAGAGTAAAGCGTCATCAGGGACTACAAGGGGCGGATCTACTTGCTTTTGCGCGGCCTTTAATATCGTCTTAGACATTGCATTTAAGGTCTTTATATCGGGAAGCGCAACCATAGTCTGACAATATCCGTAAACTTCATTTGATACCTTTGTGAACCTCGGCACGAAGAAAGGAAAGTCATCATATCCGCCTACTGACAATTCCTTTTCCTGGTCAAGTTCAAGATAGGTTGAACTAAAGGGTTTGTTCTTAGAGTCCTCTTTGCCTGCGATACGGTCATATCGAGGTTCAATTATATGGAGAAATTCAAATCTTTCGTCCCACTTGCCGGAGTTCATTTTCTCTTTAATCTTATCGCTTACGGAAGTTCCCCATTTCAAAGTGGCCTGGCGTGCGTCATAACTGAAATATCTGAATAAGAGGTCAATAATACCCCTGTCATTTTCCATAATGAAGATTTCACTTATAGGTCGAGTTGAAAATCTTATAATCTTTTCGTAATCTTCTTCTTCATAAAGGCAAGCTGTGCCGAAAGTTACAAAGTCAACATAGGTTTCGTGTATCTGTTGGTTAAAATTGGTAGAATTAAAGACATTGAATATCTGCTCTTCACAAATTTTCAACCATTCCTTGACTTCCTGAAATTTTAAAAGTTCCTTCTCTTGCAAACTTAAAGCAAACCATTTTGACGAGGGGTTAGTAAGATAACTATGTAATCCGGCGGCGAAGATATTGACGGCACTTATAGCTGTTGAGTCATAAACAGTTGACGGAAGCTTTTGTCCTGAAGCACGTTGCA